GACGCGGGCCACGTAGGCTCCCGCATAGATGCCCACCACATCTACGTTGGCGGAGCCGGTGCGCTGGACCTTGATCCAGTTCCCGCTGTCCTTTCGCCATTCGACGTCATAGGCCACCGCCCCATCGACGGCAGGCCAGCTGATTGTCATGGTGGCCACGGCCAGCCCCTGGACAACCGATGAGGTCGATACGACTGTGACGCTCGCAGGCGCAGGAACGACGGTAATCGGAATAACGCTGATCGGCCGGTCTTCCAGGCGTGCGCCGGTGTCGATGAAAGCGAATTTGCTTGGTTCGTACTGCAGGGCACTGATCTCGAAGTCTCCCTCAGTGGTGCGCTTGGTCCGCAGCACCCGGTACAGCGGGATTGCCAGGTCGTCAGCGTCGAGCGCCCACTGAAGCTGCGCCCGTGGTGCCTCGCTGTAGGCGACGGTCACGGTCACGGCACGCCCAGCGACGCTCTGCACAGTGCGCCCTTCTGCGCGCCCGCCGGGCAGGTTGATGATCAGTCGGTCCCCGGCCTTCGCCTGGGTATCACGGTCCAGTGTCACCACGCGACCGGCAACAGCTGAAATCCGCCCGCCAATCTCCCGGCCGGCCAGCAGCGAGTCGGCTACGGGGATAATGTGTCCCGGGAGGGGGATTACACCCTCCATGCCGGTCTTGAACGTGACGGTGCGGTCCAGGTTGTTGCTCAGGATTGCCCACTTACCCCGGCGCTGGGCCTCGGATGCACGAGTGCAGCCAATGGCGCTCAGCTCGGTTGGACGGTCCCCATAGCGGCGTTGAAGGCTCAGGTCAGAAAACGGAATGACATCGGTGTCGTAGTTGTTCGCCGGGTTGTCGTAGCTGACCAGCGCCCGGGTATATCGGGTTTTCGCCGAGGCGCTGCCGTAGGAGAATTTCCCGTCGATGACGTTCGCCCGGGTGAAGACGTAGTCGAAGTCTTGGGCGCGAGGCATGTCAGCCTGCATGATCAGCTGTCCCTGGGCCCAGTAGGTCATCCCGCGGTAGATTCCGGAGATGTCCCGCAGCAGCGTCCAGGCGTCAGCCTTGCCTTGCAGGCTCATGTCGCAGAGGAAGCGCGGCTCAGTGCCGCCCAGGCCATCCGGAACAAGCTGGTCGCAATACTGGGCGATCCGATACAGCTCCCACTTATCGACCATGAATGGCTTGATTCGCTTGCCCAGGCCGAAACGCTCCTCGGTGCAGATGCCGTACGTGATCCAGGCCGGGTTATTGGTCCAGGCCAGCTTCATGCTGCCATCCCAGGTGCCGGTGTAGGTCCGGGCGATTGGGTCGTAATTGCTCGGCACCTGCCATTTCCGGGACTTGCACTTCACGGTGACGGCCGGGATGTTGGTGAACTGCTCGGCGTCGAACTCGATGTACAGGAGCGCAGTGTTCGGGTAGCGCAGCTTGGCGTCGATCACCTCGGTGAATCCGGCGATCAGCATCGTGTCTGCGATCTTGTTGCTGTTCTGATTCGGCGTCAGGCGGCGGACGCGGATCTGCCAGCCGGTAGTGGCCTCGGGCAGGTCAACGCGGTTCGAACGCTCGTAACGGGTGGTGGTCTTGCCATCAACAGCGTCAGCCAGCACCTGCTGATAAGGGCCGCCGTCGGTAGCCACGTCAATGGCGTACTCGATCCGGTAGCCGCCGATGTTGCCCTCGTCGTCCTGGCGTTGGAGCACGGGCCAGGCGAACCGCAGGCGCACGGCGGACAATTGGATGTTCGAGACCGATCGAACCCACGGCGCATCGCTACGCAGCTCGATGTTCAGGGAGGTCTCGTTCTCGACCGACGGAATCCCGGGGATGTAGGTCTGATCAACCGAGCCCGGGCGCCAGTCCCACTTCACGTTCGGGAAGTTGACGTTTCCGCTGGCGTCGTTGATCGGCGTGTTATCCAAGTAGATGTCGGCCGCCGTCGGCACGCCCTCGAACTCACCCTCTCCTACCGCAATGAGGATCTTCGCCAGGTTTGTCGAGCGCAGGCTGTCACTGGCTTCCCTCGGCGCTTTCGGTTTGCTGCTACCGCCCTTCTCGCCGTGGATTTCGATCTTGCGTGCTGCGCCCATGCTTTCCTCCAGGCGAAAAAAACCGCCTCATGGGCGGACTGCTTGCTGCTGTGTGGTTACGCTTTATCTTCGGCGTAGATCGATGCGGAAATGATCATCCCGCCCCAGCGGCGCTCGCCGATGCAGATCGGCACCGGGTTGCCGCTGGCCGTGGTGTTCTTGGCGCTGCCGAAGGCATAGGACGGGGCGTTCTCTGGCCCGGCGCTCTGCTTCAGGCCGGAGGCCTGGGGGCTGAGCATCTGGATGACGCCGCCGGCGACGAGACCGACGCCAAGCTGTACGGCCCAGGTCTGCCCGAAGTAGGAGCCGGCGACGATCAGCACGGCACCGATAATCGTCTGCAGAAGACCAGCCCGCTTACTTCCTGAAACGACCGGGACAATGCGAATCTCTTGGGCTCCACCGAGAGTAAAATCCTTCTCTGCCACATTCTGCCGGTTCCGGAAGATCGCGAAGCGCATGCCCTTTCGTTCAAGGTCCCTGATCGCCGCCTCGAATCCCTCCAAGGTACATTTGAGCGCCTTGAAGGCCTCGCCTACGGACCTGCTCCCAAGTTCACGATAGTGAATCCGTCCAAAGAGTTTGATAAGCGGGCCAGAAAGAAGAATGGTGGTCATGGCTGGGTTGTTGCTGAGTGTGGCTGCCAAGGCTTTTCTCCGGACGTAAAAAAACCGCCCGGAGGCGGCTTCTTGTCATTGCATGGTGGGTGATAAGTCCATGCTCATCGCTGAGTCTATGGATATCCTGAATTTCTTGGTGCTGCCGGCCTTGATATTGGTTTCCCGCTCTTTGAGGTCGCTCCCGCAGGATGACGCTGAGACGATGTGTTCTCCTGGAGAAACCCGGAATTTCGCAGTTTCTCCTGAGCCGATCTCTGCCGCCCGGCGACCGTCGATGCTCACCGTTGTATCGCAGCCTCCGCCCACAAAGCCTTTGTCCCGAGTGACAACTAGCGTCGAGTCGCCCTGCGTCGAGGTTTGAAACGCAAACAATCTGGACGATGGGACTGGGTCGGCCTCACTGGACGGAACCGGAGAGGTTGCGCACCCCGCCAGTAAAACAACAGCTACCGCGCCTACGAACAATCTCATGGGGTCACTCCTGTGGAAGATGGCTCCAAGATATCACCGCGCATCCCGATGGCGCAGCACCAGTCGAGTTCTATCCAGCCACGGCCCACCGAAGACGATGATTTCACTCGGGCGGCCGTACAAATGGTGAAGCAAGAATGGCCCAGCGCCGAAGGTTGCGGACTCTTCCCCAGAAAGCGACGGATTACTGTCGAGGAAGATGCCGGCGTGGTTCGGGTAAACCGTCCGCCCTACTTCCATAACGACCATGTCGCCGCGCTGCGGCTGGTCGACCCGGTAGAACCCGGCAGCCTCGTAGTTCGCCTCGTACAGGCTGTCGTTATCCCTGCTCTCCCACCAGCCATCGGCGCGCTTGAAGGCCTCGAACTCGAGTCCCCACTCGCGCTTGTACCAATCCGCGCAGACCTGCCAGCAATCCCAGGCGCCGTGGACAAATGGCCGCCTCAGCAATGGCGTCTCGCCGGTGGGTACCATCGTCCGCAAGTCGCCCTCCGGCCAGCTCAGGATGTGCCAGGGCATGGCCGTGGCTTCGCACATCGCCAGGTCGCGCGGTGACGGTCTGCTGGTGGCGTCCGGGTGCGAGTGAACGATGCCGATCACTTCGCCCAGGTCTTCAGCCGCGGCGTATTCCTCAGGATCTATGCGGAACTCCTCGCTAGGCTCCGTCGCGATGTTCGTGCAGGGGAAGTACTGCTGCTTCCGGCCCAGGGCCAGCAGCAGCCCGCAGCACTCTTTCGGGTACTCGGCCGCTGCGTGAGTCTGGATCGCGCTCAATATGTGCTTGCGCATGGTCAGCTCCGTGCGATCAAGGAAACGGCAGGAAAACCGCCGAATGGCAAGGCGTTGCCGTCGCTGAAGCGTGGAATACAGCCCCGGCCAAGCGTGGCATCACATTCGTCGAGCTCTGGGTTGTCGGTGACCACGCCATCCTTCGTCACATAGGGCCCGGTGTAGCCGCAATTCGGGCCTCGGTAGCCGCCGGTCAGGCACCAGTGGCACAGCGTCGTGGCCTGGCGCCCAATGGACTCCCCGCCCACGTCGCCCGGGCTGGCAAGCTCCCAGGTGACCGTCTCCCCGTCCTCG